ACGAGTGTGATCCAGCTGACAAGAAGGGTAAGATGGGATACGCTGGATTTTCCGCCGCTCTTAATATGCTGATGCTGTTCGTGTGTCTGTTTATGATGTTCAAGGGTAAAAAGGTGGTGGCGAATGCGAACGCGGTGGCGAACGCGGCGGCGAGTACGGCGTTGAGATCACCGGAAATGGCTGCGTCAGCTCTTCGAGTTTGATCCACAATGTAATTAAAGACTCTGAATCATTTTTATAGAAATGGAGGTGTCATTGACTAAATGTAAAACGGACAAATATAACGTTTACGTGATGGACGATGATGAGTTTGTAGGAGCACAAATAAGAACCACTGGTAAATTATGGGAAGAATGGATTTCGGGTGAAGTAAAAAAATACTATAAAGAGGGTACTGATATTTTGGATATAGGTGCTAATATAGGTACTCACACACTCCTTTTTTCTGAAATTGGACCGGTTCATTCCTTTGAACCGTTATATCATGCCGTAGTAACGCAAAACGTGAAATCAAATTCTTTAAAAAATCCTGTAAAGGTGTATCCATATGCTCTATCTGATGAGGCGCAAGTGAGAAACATGTATTTACCGAGACGAATGCCCCATGGCCTAAAAAACTACGGGGGGTCTTCTATGCATTTAAATGAGACCGCCGCACATTCGAGCACACCCGTTCCAGTCGAATGTAAGACGCTGGATGAGGTTTATAATGGTGTACCATCTGTTATAAAAATGGATGTTGAAAATCACGAACCGTATGTACTGCGCGGTTCAATAAATACTATAAAGACTCATAAACCCGCTATTATCATAGAGATAAGTAATTATGAAACAAGTGAGGTACCTAAAATACTACAAAGTTTTGGTTATACCAATTACACAACCCCTGATAATTCAAACTACATCTACACAACTTAAAGTTTTTAAATGCGTTGAAATATATGTTGACTATTTTACATCATCTTGGTCTAGGTGATGCTATAATGCTCAATGGCATGGTCAGACATTTTGCCGAAAAGGATGACGTTTGTATTTTCATACAAAAACAACACGAAGACTCTGTGAGATTTATGTATAGGGATTTGACTAATATCAAGATCAAACTTCTAAATAGCACAGATGCACAGGAAATGTGGTCTCAAGTTGAGGGTCAGATATTACCACTCGCTACATATAAATTACCGAATCAACATTGGGATTTTGCTACGAGTGGTCCATTGAGTGAGATGGTCAATTGGGCTCATAGTATATACATTCAAGCTGGTATACCACCTAAATATATGTATTCAAAATTTAAGGTTGTGCGCGACCGTGACTCAGAAATCAAGTATGAACACGGTGATTACGTATTTATACATGATGATGTAAGTAGGGGTATGAAAATAGACACATCCCATACGAATATATACAGGGTTACGCGGGACAGATTAGATAGCAATTCAAATATATTTGATTACTTGGCAGTCATAGAAAACGCATCTGAAGTTCATTGTATGGATAGTTGTTATGCGTGGATGATAAATATGATGGAAATTGGAAATCCATCTAAAAATTTTTTACATTTGAATGTAAAGGGCAATTATACCCATAGAATGGTGAAGACCGTGTTCGGTGATGATTTATGGACGCATGTCTAATAACTCTTTTCCTCTACTATGTCCGAACCCTGTTCTATGTTTATTACCTTTTTAATTCTGCATCTTTCGTCGTTGCATTTATAGATATTTCTGGCTTTTTCTATAAATTCTTCACCGAAATCATTTTCTTTTTCATGCTTCCGAATACCATCTTCTAGATCCCACAGTTTGTTATTCACGGCTTTTAAATCATTTTTATGTGGTGTATCGAATTCGTACTTGACAAGTACCTCAAGTTCATGTCGAATATTTTTCAATTTAAGCTCGTCTTTTACACGTTCACTCTTAATCTCTAAAATCGTGATTTTATCTATGAGTTCTCCCTTTGATACCTCTATGCGCATTTTTAATTTTACTATAATTATCTTTAATACATTAAAGAAATGACATTTTGTTTATTAAATGATAGTTACAGAACCAGACTGGAAAGGTGTACGATCAAGTGGATATGGACGAGTACATATAGGAGATAATACAGTTATACGTGAGTATACAGTCATAAATAAACCAACAGGTAAAGTCACATATATAGGTGACGATTGTTATATCATGAACCGCTGTTTTATTGGACATGATTGCTACGTAGGGAATGGGGTTCAGATGAACCCGGGGTGTAGTGTAGCTGGCTATGTAAAGATAGATGACCATTCGCATATAGGTATGAATGCATCTATACACCAAAAATCGACAATAGGTAAATATTGTGTAATAGGTGCTGGTAGTTTTTTCAAAGGTGAATCACCCGATGGTATTGTGTGGGGTGGAGTTCCAGCTAGACCAATCAAGGCGAATGAGATTGGTATAGAAAGATCATCTCTTTCCGAAAACGAAAAAATAGAATTAATCAAACGCTCTAAAAGCTTTATTGACGGTTTCAAGAGTTCTGGCGATGTCTAATGGATATCCAATTGAATTTTTGTTCATGAAATGTTTTATGTTCATTTCAATCGCATCCGTCTTGTCGACTTCACCTATATTTTCTATGAAAAATTCCTTTTCCGACGACCATCTATATACATTATCTTTACAGTATAGACTTATATTGCGACCCTTTTTCATAGAAGTATTACTAACTTCTATGTTAAACGTAATATCATCACATGCACCGTTTATTAATACGGATTTTTCATTTGCGTATGGTACATGCATTTTGCGTATACTCTTCTTTGATTTTATCAGTAAAAACATAAGTATCGATATGGGGTGAATTGCGAGGTCTTCCACTATGTTTACATCTTTTGGTATCATGGTTCCATTGTTCAACCATTTCATCTCTATATGTTTCACATTTTCACAATTACCGAGACATTTTATGGAGTTGTGTTGTAACCACGTGAAATCACAATACAAAAACGTATCATCTGGTTTTTTTGAAAATATATCGAGTGTATCTTCGAGAGAAGGACATATAGGCTTTTCAACCCATATATTCTTAACACCCCTTGAAAATAAATCAAGTAAAATCGAATGATGTGTACTCGCAGGTGTGGTTACAAAATATCTATCGTCTTCAAATGGTGCCATACTTGAAATATTTTTAAGATCTGCCTCTTTATTGTATGGGTCTATTGTTACTACATCGTATCCCAATTTCTCGAGTTTGGATTTAAGGATGTTACCAAAATAACCCAACCCAATTATGACATTCATTATTAAAGAATAACACGTAATCTTTAATAATGAATATCCCTTATAACGATTTATCTAGGATTCATGAACCACTGAAGAATTCGTTTCATACCGCACTCGATCAGGTGTTACAAACATCTGCCTTTGTCGGCGATAAACAATTCGCAGAAGATTTTAGAATATACACGGGTTCTAATCATTGTGTCACATGTAACAGTGGTACCGATGCTTTGTATATAGCCATAAAATCACTTGAACTTACACCTGGTTCTCGCATAGCTGTACCAGCTGTATCATATGCGGCTACAGCAATGGCGGTTGTAAACGCTGGTCATATTCCAGTGTTTATAGACGTGGATTCGGAGACTGGCCTCATGCTGACCGATAAAGTAAAAGACGTAGATTGTGTTATCCCAGTTCACCTTTATGGGCAATGTGTAGATATGAAAGAATTATTAGAATTGGGTGTACCAGTCATAGAAGACTGTGCACAAGCGCATGGTGCGCGGATTGAGGGTAAGCACGTTGGAAATGTGGGAGTCATAGGGTGCTTTTCGTTTTATCCCGGTAAAAATATGGGTGCACTTGGAGACGGTGGTGCGTGTATAACTAACGACGAGAAACTATCTATTAAAATGAAACAATATGCGAGTCTTGGTTCACCCCTATATAATAGATATGAACACGCGACGGATGGTGTAAATTCGCGTATGGATGGACTACAGGGGTTATTTCTCATCGAAAAGCTGAAGCACATTGATGCGTGGACAGATCAAAGAATATCAATTGCGCGGAGATATCAAACTGGTTCACTATTTCCAAATAGGAGCTGTGTAGGTAAAGATGTGTATCATGTGTTTCATACTCTACAAGAAGATAGGGATGCATACATAAAATTCATGAATGATCGCGGAATTCAAACTGGTATACACTATCCACATCCCTTACCAGAATTGAAGTGCTTTAGTAAATATCACATTTTGTGCAAAAATGCAATTGAGTTTTGCAAAAAGTGTGTGAGTTTACCCTTGTTTCCGGGTATGAGTGACGAAGAAGTTGACTTTACATTAAAGAGTCATACAAGTTTTCTCCAATCTCGGAAGAAACTGTAAAATTACCATCTTCATCCCAACGATTATCCTGTTTTTCCACTGTTTTTATATGCCATATAGCTATGGATGGATCTGGTTTCAACGCAACCTGTTTTTTGAAACCAATTATATTTTCATGTAATTCGTTTCCATATTTTATATTTTCATCCCTTTTGAAAACTCTACATATGTAATCTGGCCAGTTTATCCAATCGAGCTCGTTAAGTGTAAAATTTCTATATTTTATCCATTCTTCCGTGAATCCATGTGATATATTTATCCTAGGGACCATTAACAAATCCGCGCCAGTCTCTTCAAGTATATTCTTTAGATTTTTTATCAATTTTTCTTTGGGCATTTCGTCCGGGTCTATTATGAAAATATAGTCGCCATTACATTTAGTTATGTGGAAGTTTCTATGTGATGCAAAATTTCCATCAAATTCTCTTTCGTGTACGACTAATCGACTTTTAAAATGATCAATAACAGCCCTTACATTTTTTGTTACATGCTTGGTATCTACCAAAACATTTATTTCGTCATTATCGTCTATAACCTTTGTGAGGAAAGATATAAGAGAATATAAGTCTTTTGATTCGTTACACACGGTGATAGCGTAAGATAATTTCATTATTATTAAAGATTAAGATATCTTTAAATTAAACATGATACCCAAGGTGATTCATAAAGTAATATTAGTTGATGGGGGTAAAATACCCGAATTACCAGATGGAATGAAGAAAGCAATTGAAACATATTATAGAATGAACCCGGGGTACAAAGTCAATCTATTTTCGGGAAATGACTGTGTCGAGTATATCAAAAAACACTTTGATGAAAGAATACTTAATGCATATGAAAAACTAAAACCATATTCATATAAATGTGATTTGATGCGCCATCTTATATTATATAATGAAGGTGGGTGGTATGCAGATGCGAGAATGGTATGTTATACACCACTTGATACCTTAAATGACTACGACAAGGAATTTTATGTGTGTATAGATACACCACAAAGACAACCGTGTATATGGACTGGTTTTGTAGGTTCTATTCCAAAACACACAATTTCTAAAAAAATGATAGATTTGATCGTGTGGAATGTCGAACACATGCATTATGGTGTAGATTGTTTGGCTCCCACTGGCCCCATCGCTTATACAACTGCGTGTATAGACTATTTGCGTATGTTTCCATCAAAGTGTATGATAGGAAGACATATAGTAGATAATGGTGAGCAATTTGTAGACTATGAATGTGGACGGGTTGCAAAAGTTAAATACAATAATGCACGAGGTGCAGACAATAGAGATATAAAAGGTGGGAATCATTATGGTGAAATGTGGAGAAACTGGGATGTCTACGTGATCCCGTGATTAATTTCTTCAATTTATATTAGCATGCTCGAGGAGGAACTTTACGACCTCACTAAGAGGAGATCAGAGCTTGATGAAATCATATCTGATCTTTACGAGCTGAAACCACTTTTAGAAAAGTGTGAAAATGGCACTCTTTTAAAAGGA